CCACAGACCCCCCTACCCCCTACGACGAAACCGATTGCGCGGAGCCACCACGCCGCCGGGCAACCCGAGCCGCCGGGCATCTGGTAGTAGACATACACATTCGATACCGATATGATGCAGGGGACACCGCCGATCCCAGAGAGGTCCTGATGAACTGCCACAAGTGCGGGAAGCCGACGAAGGTGCGGTCCACGCAGATCGCATCCGAGTTCCCACTCAACCGGGCCAAGGCCATCGCGACCGTCCAGCCACAGGCCAAGGCACGCCGCCGGGGCTGCCCCAAGTGCGGCACCTACGTCACCATCGAACTGCCCATTGAGGACGTGGAGGACATGCTGGGCATGGACATCTGCGATCTCCCCCACTCCCTCCGCACGTCGTACCCCGTAGTGCGTAGTTCCTGAGCGCCTTCTCGAAGGATGGTGATAGATGAGCATCTCCAAGATCGATCTCCTGGCCCTCCAAGAGCGGCACCCGGACCTCGCTCACCTCCATGAGAACCAGTGGCGTGTGGTCATCTGGTGCTACGAGAACGGGAAGGCTCCGATGGACGCCGTTCACGCGGGCCTGATCGCGGAGAGCACGCTGTTCCGGTGGGGCACGACGGCCGACATCCTGGGTTGGGTGCGTGCCTACGCGAAGCGGGCTCCGAAGTACAACGACGAGGTGAACGACGAGATGGCCGCCCTCGTCCCCGACGCCCTGGCCGCCATCAAGACCGCCCTGCTCACGGGCACCATCAGCCGCGAGGTGGCCGACCTCGCCAAGCACGTCCTCAAGCACGCGGCCGAGACGGAGAACCCCCGGCGCTACACCGACGGCACTCCCTCGGACTCCCCGGACACGCCGGCCGAAGATGACGGCCTGGACAACCTGATCCAGATGGCCGGCAAGAAGTGAGCGTGTTCCTGCCGGACTCCGTGCCACCCTCGAAGCGCGCCGCCATCCGGGGCATCTACGAGGACGCGGAGACCTTCGCGAAGATCCACAAAGTGCAGGACAAGCGGACGAAGGCGCTGATCCCCTTCGAGCCGATGCCCATGCAGAAGAAGATATTCGAGGCCGTCCGGCAGGGGCACAACCGGATCGCCTGCATCAAGGCCCGGCAGGTCACCTGCACCACGGGCTGCAAGATGGTGATGCACCACAAGGCCGTCACCTCCGAGCACGGGGCGATGGTCGCCATCGTCTCCATGCGGGAGGACTCGGCCACGGCCCTGCTGGACGACAATCGGCGCTGGCTGGAGCACCCACCCAAGCCCCTCCAGCGGCCCCTCTCGCAGTTCAGCAAGTCCATCATCGAGTTCGAGGACACTGGGGCTTCGATCAAAGCCTTCACTTCGCGCTCGCAGACGGGCCTCCGGTCCTTCGATCCCATCGCCGTGATGGTGTCCGAGGCTGCCTACGCCCCTGACCTCGAGGAGACCATCGCCCAGGCTGACGCCGCTGTGGGCGAGGGGCTGCTGATCATCGAAAGCACGGTCAAGAACCCAGGCGACCACTTCGCCAACATCATCCGGGAGGCCCCGGACAACGGCTGGCACGTCATCACGCTCTGGTGGTGGGAGCACCCGGCCTACTGCGACCCGGTGTCCAACTTCGACCCGGACGAGTTCGAGGCCAGCCTCTCGGAAGCAGAGAAGCAGGTCCGGGAGCGGTACGGCCTGACCCTCGGGCAACTGCACTGGCGGCGGCGCAAGGTGCTCTCGATCGGGGAGTTCAAGTTCAGGAGGGAGTACCCAGGCTGCCTGGACGACTGCTTCCTGTCCCGCAAGGGTGGCTACTTCGGGGACGAGGTGATGGAGGACATCACCCGCATCCCGTTCAACGCCACCGGGGCGAAGGGCAGCCGGGAGATCGAGTCCCCGCAACGCACCGACCGCTACGTCGTCGGCGTGGACATCGGCGGCGGCGTCGGGGGCGACTACTCCGTCATGCAGGTCGTCTCGGTCGCCACGATGCAGCCGGTCTACATGGAGCGGTCCAACGAGGCCACGCCCGCCGAGTTCGCGCACCGCGTGGTCCACGTCGCCTCTCGCTACAACAACGCGCTGGTCCTGGCCGAGGGCAACAACCACGGTCACGCCTTCCTGCTGGAGATGAGCCACGTCGGCTACCGCAAGTTGTGGATGCACCCGAAGACGGGCAAGCCCTGGACGACGACCCTCCAGACGAAGTTGCAAGCCTACGATGCGCTCCGTGAGGCGCTTTCCATCATCAAGGTCATGGATCAAACGACCTGGATGGAACTGCGCGCCCTGACCATCCCGCTGGGCAAGGTCGCACCCGAGGCCCCCAAGGGGATGCACGACGACTGCGCGATGGCCCTGGCCCTCGCCTACCGTTGCCTCCGAGACGTGCCTTCCTCCTGGCGGACGGACGCGCTACAATCCGGCACCGAGCGGGTCAACGCGCTCATCCAGCAGGTCCGAGCCCGCAAGATCCGCTCCCAGTCCCTCCCCTTCTGAGGTCCCATGCTCACTCCCGACAAGGCCCGCGACATCCTCCAGGCCCACGACGACTACTGGACTGGTCGCCGGCCGCACATGCGCGAGGCGCGGGCGCTCTACATGACCCGCTACTGGGACGAGCGCGGCCAGAGCACCTCCCGTGACGTGCTTCGCACCGAGGCGCCCCGGGCCTACGCCGTGGTCGAGTCCTACCTGGGCAGCCTGTACGCGAAGGACCCGGCCGTGAAGGCCGAGCCCGACCTACGCGACCGGGGCAACCCGGAGGTGGCTGAGGCCACGGCCAACCAGTACCTCCTGAACGTGCGGAACCAGATCGAGGACGCCACCCGGCTCGCCCTCATCTACCCGTGCTCGTTCATCAAGTTGGCCCCGCGCCACAGCGTCGATCCCCTCAAGCGCGTCTCGACCTCGGCCCTGCCCCCGTGGGAGGTGGTGGTGGACGACACGGCCGGCTCCTGGGAGCAGCAGCGGTACGTCGGGCACGTCTACCAGATCCCCCTGGAGGAGGCCGTCGCCCGCTTCGGGCACGACGAGTCGAAGTGGACCTCGACCTCGTTCACCCGGTGGATCGAGTCCTCGGACACCGTGGCCGGGCAGAGCGCCCTGAACGAAGAAGCCGTGAATCAAACCGATCGGTGGGTCCGCATCTTCGAGGTCTACGACCTTGAGGACGACCGGCAGTACATCTGGTCGGAGGACTTCACCGAGGGCGGCTGGGTGTTCGAGGGCGTCAAGGTCGAGGTCGGCGCGCTGAACCCCGACGCCGGGGCCGAGGTCGCCAACGAGGAGGTCGAGGTCGAGGAGACCCACGAGAAGACGGGCATCCCCTACAAGACCGCCTCCGGGCGTCCCGTGGTGCCCATCATCCCGGTCTACCTGTCCCGCGACCCCGACCAGCCGCTCCGGGGCTACTCCCTGGTGGAGCGAAGCCGCGACCAGTTCCGCGAGTTCAACGTGATGCGATCGTACCAAGCCAACGGCGTCCGGCGCATGGCCCGCCAGTGGCTCGTCCGCCAGGGCTTCCTGGGCGAGGAGGGTGCGGCGAAGATCAGCGAGGGCCTCGACGGCGAGATGATCGAGGCCGACCTGCCGCCGGGCCAGCCCCTCGAAGACAACATCATCCCGGTGCCCAACGCCCCCATCCCGGCCGACATCAGCGTCTACGCCGAGACCGTCAACAACGACATCAAGGAGGCCGGGCTCCTGGCTCCGTTCACGCGGGGCGAGGTCACGAAGTCCACGGCCACCGAGCAGCAGTTGCTCGCCTCCTACACCTCGACGGAACTGGGCCGCATGGCTCGCATCCGCGATGCCGTCATCACGGGCATGGCGGCCACCTACAACATCATCCTCTCGGTCGTCCTGGGTGACGAGCAGGAGCCGCTGGCCCTGCCCAACCCGGTCGGACCGACCATGCTCTCGGCCGAGGACCTGACGGGCGACTTCCGGTACTGGGCCGTGGACGCCGGGCAGACCCCGATGTCCGACATGGTGAAGCAGCAGAGCCTCGAACGGCTGTCCATGCTGCTCGTCCAGTTGGGTGCCCAGCCCGCCGAGGTCCTCGAAGAACTCGTCCGGGTCTACAACCTGCCCGAGCGCCTGTCCGAGCCCGCCCCTCCTCCCGAGGAGCCGGGTCTGCCGCCTGAGCCCGAAGTCACCGAGGAAATGCCGCCGCCCGGTGGTGTCCTCCCCCTCCCCTCCTGATGGAGACCAACATGCCGTTCCCGCCTTCTCCCGCCCTGCCCGAGGACATGCCCGATGATCTCGTCATCGTCTCGGCCGAGTCCGACGAAGCCATCTCCGAGGGCCTCTCCGACATGGTGCCCACCCCCGAGCGCCCCTACAGCGGCAAGACCGTGGACGCCCTGGCGAAGGCCGTGGCCGACGTGGCCCGCGTCATGGGCCTGGACGTGACCCCGCCGAAGTACGAGGGCAAGGTCGAGGCCCTGGACCCCGACATGGTGCGTTTCATCGCCATGATCGATGCCGCCGCCGAGGACTACGGCTCCCCGCTCTCCGTCTCCCTGCCGGACCTGACCACCGACGCCGCCCTCACCCGGCTCACCGTCGAGATGCAGGACCTCGCCAAGGACGCGGGCTTCGCGGAGTTCCTCGACGAGCCTGTCGATGAGGAGGAGGTCGAGGAGATCGACGAGAGCGTCGAGGAGCCCGACGGCGAGGACGAGGACTTCGACTTCGCCGCCCGGATGCGCTGAACCTGTAGGAGTGCCTGATGGCCTTCGAGTCCCTCAAGAAGCGCCTGCTCAAGGCGTTCGGCTTCGGCTTCACCAAGCCGAAGACCGTCCTGCCGAAGACGCGGGGGCAGGCGTTCTACCGCTCCTACCAGGGCGGGGATCAGTTCAACCTCGAAGAAGCCATCTCCCGTGTGCAGCCCGTCTCGTTCTTCTACGTGGACAAGTGGCAGCCTGCGGGCACTCCGGGAGCCGCCGGCCTGCGCGTGGGCAACCCTCACGCCATCTGGCGCTCCAACCGTACCGGCCGGACCTACCTGCATATGTACGTGGACCCTCAGTCCGCGACGGCCACAGGCGGGCTGCCCGGCTGGAGAACGTACCTGATCAATCGGATCCAGGGCGTCTCCATCTTCGAGCAGGGAACCACCCTGTTCGGCCGCCCGGTCCAGTTCGTCCGGGCTCCTGGCTTCAACCCGTCCTACTACTACGCGGACGGGCAAGTCACCGCCATCATCCAATGAGAGGACTCCCATGTACCTGACCCCCTTCCCCATGTTCTTCGACTCCGACTCCGGTGGTGGCGCTGCCGCCTCGGGTGGCTCGGGTGACTCGGGTGCCCCCACCAAGGGCGCTCCCACCAAGACCGGAGCCGAGAGCATCATCGCCTCGCTCAAGGCCCAGGGCATGTCCCTGTCCGACGGTGGTGACGGCTCCGCTGAGGCCCGCTCGACTCCTGCCCCGGCCCCGCCCCCCGAGGACAGCCAGGACGGCTCCTCGGACGACGGAGAGGGCATGGGAGACGTGGAGGTCGAGACTGGCGGCAAGAAGGAGAGCCTGTCGTGGAACGACGCCATGAAGCGCGTCCCGAAGGACGTGGCCCGCCTGATGAAGAAGATGCAGGCGGACTACACCCGGAAGACCCAGGAGGCCGCCAGCACCCGGAAGGAGGTGCAGCGCGAGCGCGAGGCCCTCATGCGGGCGAAGAAGGCCCTGGAGGAGCAGCAGGCGGAACTGCCCGAGTACGACCCGTTCAACGAGCAGTCCATCCAGGCCCGTATCGAGCGGGAGGTCAAGGCCCGGCTGGCTGAGGCCCTGGCCCCGGTCGAGCAGGAGTACCAGATCCTCCAGGCCGAGGAGCAGTACCAGACCTTCGTGCGCGAGAACCCCGACTTCCAGAAGGACGAGGGGCTCCGCAAGGAGATCCAGACCGCCCTGGAGGCCAACCCGAACCTCGATCTGGAGACCGCCTACTGGGCCGTGAAGGGCCGCCGGACCGCCCAGCAGCGCCGCGACGATGAGGCCCGGAAGAAGGCCCAGGCGAAGGCCCGGCGCGAGGCCGCCCTGACGGGCACCGGCTCCTCGCGCAAGGGGCGCCGCACCGCGAAGCCCTCGAAGTCCGACATCAAGAACATGAGCGCGGCCGACATCCTCCGCTACGCCCAGGAGCAGGTGCGCGGGTAGGGGTCTGACCCCCCTACTGACCCTCCCCTACTGGGCCAGAACCCGCTCTACTACTACCTTCTACTATCCCTTGTAGGGGTAGTAGAGGGTATCTTAGGAAAGAGGGATAGTAGTAGTTCTATGAAAGATGGGGACGGATTCAACCCCCCTCCCCTCTACACCCCCTACAGCGAAACCGGTTTCTCCAGGGCGCCGCTGCTCCGGGCACCTTGCAGGTCTATCAACTCTCTGGTAGAGTCCCCGTACAAGCCCCGGTCCACCCGTCCTCGGAGACCATGCGCGGCTCACATACGGCACTCCCGTAGCGGGAACACGCCTCAGAAGATGAACTTCACCCCTTCCCTTCTGGAGTGCCCACATGCCTCCCAGTTCCGTTCTCACCACCACGCTGCGCCTCCTGCGCGACAAGTTGGTGGACAACTCCTTCATCGCCCACCCGCTGTTCCGCGCCGTCGAGGACGCGGGCAACCTCATCAAGGTGAGCGGCGGTTCCCGCGTGGACCAGCCCGTCATCTTCGGTGAGCACTCGTCCATCACCGAACTCAGCAACGGCTTCGAGCCGGTGTCGATGGCCGTGACCGACCCCTTCTACGAGGCGTCGTTCGAGTGGTGCAACTTCACCCAGCCTATCGTCCTGAGCGCCGTCGAGAAGGCCGCCAACAAGGGCGACCTCGCCGTCGTGAACATCCTCGAGAGCAAGATGAAGAACGTCATGCTCTCGCTCAAGCGCGAGGTCAACAAGCAGGCCATCGCGGGCGACAGCACCCGCCTGACCACGCTCCAGACCCTCAACGGCATGGGCACCTCGGCCGTCGCGGCTGACACGACCGGCTGGTTCGAGAGCGCGGCCACCGCCTCGCAGACCAACACCATCGGCGGCCTGAGCAAGACCACCTACCGGGCGCAGAACTGGTTCAACCAGCGGTTCGACTCGTCGGGCACCCTGGCCCTGGAGCACCTCGACGAGGTGATGATCCAGGCTCAACTCTACTCGCCCGACGGCTCCATGCCGGATGTCATCCTGATGTCCCCCGGTGCCTTCGCCGCCTTCCAGGCCCTCCAGCAGTCCAGCGTTCGCTACACGTCGCAGGACGGCCGCGACAGCCTCGACAAGGACATGGTGGGTGAGTACCGCAGTGCCCGCATCTACGTGGATCCGAACCTGGGCTTCGCGAACGCGGCCGGCGACAACGTGTCGATCTACCTGCTCAACTCGAAGCAGTTCTACCTCTACGCCGACACCGACGGCTGGTTCGAGGTCTCGGACATGATGCCCGTCCCGGGCACCGCCACCGAGGCCGCGATGGTGTTCAACCGCATCCAGTTGGTCACCGGCCACCTCGCCTCCCACGGCGTCATCATCAACGCGGAGTCCTGATCATGGCTACCTCCACGCTCATCCAGTTCCTCGAAGCCGGTGAGGACGCCAAGACCTCGCACCGCCGCGAGGAGGAGACCTTCATCGCTGGCGGCACCATCGCCAAGGGCGACTGGGTGGTCCTCGACACCTCCCAGTCCGGTGCCGACCGCGCCCTCTACGTGGTCGAGGCCAGCGGCGTCGCCACCCACGGCAACTCGACCTGCATCGGGGTCGCCCTCGAAGGCGTCTCCAGCGGCCAGCAGGTCCGGGTGGTCACCGCCGGCTACGTCGCGGAGGCCAACGTCGCCGCCGCGACCACGGCGGACGACCCCCTGGTCGGCCCCATCGGCACCGCCGGCCGCGCCGAGGTCTTCAACCCCGGCACGACCGAGGGCCGCATCGTGGGCATCGCCCTCGACGCCGACACCGCCAACGTCGCCCCGGTCATGGTCTGCAAGGTCTTCTGATCCCGCCGCTGCCCTCACAGGCAGCACCCTGGCCTCGTCCCGCTCCCCTCTCTGCGGGGCGGGGCCTTCCCGCATCTCAGGACTGGTGAGCCATGAACTTCGGTGACCTGCTCGACTACGTGGGCAACCTGCTCGACTACGACCCGACGAACCCGGTCTACACCGAGCAGTTGACCGAGATCCTGAACAAGTCGCAGACCCGCGTGCTCACCGACCGCCAGTGGTCCTTCTCGCAGCGCGAGGAGACCCTCAAGGTGTTCACGGATGTCTCCGAGACCGTCACGCTCGCCCAGGGCTCGTCCACCGCCACCGGCTCGGGCCTGCCCGTCTCCACCTCGGCCGTCAAGCCGGGCTCCTTCTACGACCGGGGCGTCATGGAGGTCACCCTGGCCTCGGGCACCGTGGTCGAGTACCGCATCGCCTGGGTCGAGAACGCGACCACGATGCACCTGACCACGCCGTTCGAGGGGCCGAACGGCTCCTACGACGTGACGATCAAGTTCCGCGAGGTCTACCTGCCGTCCAACACCATGACGGTGATGAGCGTGCGAGACCCCGTGCAGGGCGTCCCCGTCGAGGCCCTGTTCCTCTCGAAGTTCGAGCGCGACGAGTCCCGGCTCGACACCGACGCCCTGGGCACCATTGAGGCGTACATCCCCTCCGAGGGGCAGGTCATCCCGGCTCCCCGCCTCCCGACGGGCGTGGCAGTCGCGACCCCCGGTGCCGGCCGGGGAGTGCGGACGATCAAACTGTACATGGTGAACGTCTACGCCCCCGACGGCGCGAACTTCGACAACTACCGGGCGGACGTGTCCAACGGCTTCGAGTCCGCCCTGTCCCAGGTCGGCACCTACGAACTCGCGGACAACGAGGACCTGACCCTCACCCCCGAGACGCTGCCTGACGAGACCGGCCTGTACCGCCGCTACTACTTCACCTGCGAGGAGGCGGGCATCGACGCCCCCATCCGTGCGCGGGACGACGGCGCGGGCAACGCAGGCCAGGACACCATCAGCCCGGCCGGTGGCGTGACCATCACGCTGGACACCAGCCTGAGCACCCTCCAGACGCAGGCGTTCCGCAGCACGGCCGTCCGCTACAAGTGGGATCACCAGGGCGTCCACCAGTCCATCCAGTTGTACGAGCACCCCTCGGCCGACCAGAACCTCCTCGTCCGCATCCTGGCGAACCCGGAGAAGATGATCGAGCGGCAGGACACGCCCATCATCCCGGCGTCCTACGCCCAGGTCATCGCCTACATGGCCCTGGAGACGCTCATCCTCAAGGTGGACAACCCGGCCCTGGCCCAGGTCTACGAACGCAAGCGCGCGACGGCCTACAAGGGCATGGAGGCCCGCTTCCTGGGCAAGCCGAGCCGCCGCATCATCAAGGGCTCCCCGGCCACGCAGCAGCGGTTCTTCCCCAACATCTACGGCCCCCTGACCTTCACGCCTTGAGGCCCTGATGCAGCAGAACATCTTCCAGAGCCCGGTCATCGGCGGCTTCGTCTCGGAGTTGCCGCAGAACCCGCAGAACGCGGCCGAGGCCGTGAACCTGACGGTGGACGACGACACGGGCGGCTGGAGCACGCGGATAGGCTACGAGCCCTTCCGGCCTGGAAGGAACGACTGGGATCCCTTCTCGTCGGTCGGCCCCATCTACGGCCTGCACGCCGCCCAGGAACTCGCCACGGGCGCTCGGCAGCACATCCTGTTCGAGGCCGACGGCGACCTGTACCTCGCCTACGACGCCTCGGGCAGTTTGATCCTCCGCACCCTGGCGACGGGCCGGAACATCCCGGCACCGACGGAGAGCGGCCCCTGGTTCACGGACACTGCCTACGGCACGGTCATCACGAACGGTGTGGACCGCCCGGTGCTGGTACGGCCGTGGCCGCTGGGCAACGCCTCCGAGTCGTCCTCGTCCATCGCCTCCTGCATCCGTCCCTTCGGCTTCGACACCCCGGCACCGGCGGTGGACCCCTACCGGGTCGCCCCGATGGAGCAGGGCACGACGGTCCCCGACAACGCGGGGGGCGGTGGCACGACCATCTGGTGCCCGACCTACGGACAGGCCATCGGCTACGCCGCCAACGGCCTCGGGTTCGCCCGCAACCTGACCTCAGATCCGGGCAACGAGAACCTGTTCGGCTGGGCCGTGGCCTTCGTCTCGGACACCGGCTCCGAAGGCCCCCGCTCGCCGCTCAGTGCCGTCGGATGGGACGTGCCCACCCTGTCGGACGGCCAGCGCCACGCGGTCGCTCTGTCGCTGCCCACGGGACCGGAAGGCACCGTCGCTCGGAAGGTCTACCGCACGGCGAACTACTCCAACGACGGTCCCGCGACGAACGACACCACGGTCTACTTCATCGACATCGTGCGGAACAACGACGACGACCTGTTCTTCGACGCAGTGAAGTCGGCCGACCTGGGCAACCCGGCACCCATCATCCCGACCGGGCCGCTGCCGGCTCCTCGGGCTCGCTTCTCGGCCATCTTCGACGGGTGCCTGTTCCTCGACGGCGGCATCGACGACCCCTACACCATCTACTTCTCGGAGAAGGGGCTCATCGAGCAGTACCGGGCGGACGCCTACCTCGAACTGCCGAGCCAGGGCGGGAGCGTCACCGCGCTCTACAACAACTACACGAACCTGCTCGTCTTCCGCGAGCAGGGCATCGACGTGGTGGAGGGCAACGCCGCCGCCGGCTTCCGGGTCACGACGCTCTCGGCCAACGTCTCCTGCAAGTCCCCCAAGACCATCCAGGCCGTGCCGGGCATCGGGGTGATGTTCCTCGCCACCGACGGCATCTACGTCATCACGGGCGGCCTCCAGGGCGGCGCGTCGGTGGACGTGATCAAACTGACCGACGCGCAGGACAGCATCATCTCCCGCATCACGCCGGACTGCTTCCCGCGTGCCGTGGCCGCCTACAGCCCCAACTGGCGGGAGTACCACGTCTACTTCCCGGTGGACGGCAACGATCGGCCCAACCGGGGCATGGTGTTCCACCTCAAGCGTGCGGGGCAGGTCGAGGGCGGCCTGAGCCCGTGGACCGTCCGCGAGGGCTTCCCCGTGGGCGACATCACGGCTCTGGCGAACGGCTCCCTGGTCTTCGGGCACAACACGGGCGTCGAGGCCGGTGCGGGCACCGAGAACGAGAAGGGCCTGTTCGTCATCAGCGGCCGGCGTGCCCTGGGCAAGGCCGCCGACGGGGACACCCTCATCGACGCCGACCCGCCCACCTCCCGGTGGCGCTCGGCCTGGAACGCCTTCGGTGACCCGAAGACCAAGAAGCAGGTCTCCTACGTCATCCTCAACGTGCTGACCACGGGCGACCCGACCATCACGGTCCGGCACTACAAGGACTTCTCCCTGACGGCCACCTCCGAGCGGTCGTACAAGGCCCAGCCCCCGGACGCTGCCGACCTGCCGGTCTACGACACGGTGACCCTCGGATCAAACACGTATCAGGACGCCCGGCTCGCCACGATCCGCGTCCCCGTCGCGCACATGAGTTGTTCGTGGTTCTCCTTCGAGGTCGAGACGACGGAAGACCTCATCTTCATCGGCTACGAGTGCATCTGGACCACGAAGGGCACTCCGACCATCAAGGGGAAGCGGGCATGAGGTCAATCAACGTGCGTCCAGAACCGGTCTCTCGCCCCGCACACGCGGCTCACCGTCGCTCGGGAGACCCCGTGCTTCTTGGCGAGTTCCGCGTGGGTAACGCCCCCCGCGTCGTACTCCCGGCGGATCTCCCTCACGGTGTCCTCGGTCATCACGGCGTTGTGGTGGTCACTCCCCCGGGGGGAGTTGCAGCGCCCACGCCTCACCTTGTCTCGCATGTTCGTCTTCGGGGTGCCGAGGTACAGGTGGTTCGGGTTGATGCAGGACCGGTTGTCACAGGTGTGGCAGACGAGCGCGCCGGGGGGGAGCGGTGCCCCGTTGTTCCTCCACACCCGGAAGGCGACCCGATGAGCCCCGTAGTCCCCCTCGAAGTGGAGATTTCCGTACCCCGCTGTGTTCAAGGACCGTGCCCACGGCCAGCAGCAGTCGGCATCTCCAGTGATGGCTCCGGCACGCAGTCGTTTCTCGATGCTCATGGTGGCTCCTGTATGAGTGATAGTGGACATACCCTACCGCAGGAGGCTTCAAGTGTCTAAGAACTGGACCCAGCGTGAGGTGCGGGACGGTGATGCCGTCACCCCGGACTCCCTGAACGACGAGTTCCGGGCGCAGCAGTCGTCCATCACGACGCTGGACCGCGACCAGTTGCCGACGAACTACGTGGACCCCTCTCGGCTCAAGCAGTACGCCCTCCACCGCACCTACGTCTCCGGCCGGTTCCCGACGGTGACGAACGAGCAGGGAGAGCAGCAGGCCCAGCGGGACACGAACGTCAAGCCCCGCGCCTGGATCTCCGACACCTACCAGTTGGACTCGGGCTCCTGGCAGGACGTGTCCTCCTCGGCCATCTCCATGCCGGGCTTCAAGGGCGGGAGCCTCTACATTGAGTGGGCCGGCGCTGGCTACGTCTACGGCGCGTTCTCGTGGTCCAACAACTCTGGCTACCCCGGCAACCCGAAGTACCTGAACCTCCGCATCCTCGTCAACGGGGTCGAGTTCACCCAGCGGCGCGGGCCGTCCTACCATGAGCACTTCCGGTGCTTCGGCTGCCGCATCCTGCCGCCGGGCGACCTGTCGGTCCAGTTCCAGTTCCGCATCACGGGGCCTTCGGGCATCGACCCGCTGGTGGACAGCGGAGGCGACTCCGTGATGCAGGCCCACCTGTACCGCAACCAGTACCTCGCCGTCGGGCGTTGGAGGTAGATCATGGCTCGCATCATCCGAGGCCGCATCGAAGACGGCGACACCATCGCAGCCCTGGACCTGAACGGCCGGTTCTCCGACTACAACCAGTCGGACCTCAACCAGTTCAACCACCGGGACGCGGCCCACGACCTGCCCCAGTTCAGCACGACGCCGTTCATGCTGCTCAACTCGGGCGAGGTGAACATCGGCAAGTCGGACGTGTACCACGCCTCGCCCATCACCATCGCCGGGCAGACCACCATGCCTGCGAGCCCGGTGGCCATCCAAGACGGAGGCGGCACGCCCACGGTGCTCAACCTCGGGGCATCTGGCATCACCGTCAAGACGGATGAGGTGCTGCGCGTCTACTGGAACCTGAGCGTCCGGCCGGTCATCAACAGCGGCACTCCGAGTCGCACGGGCTTCTCGTTCTACACCTTCGACGACACTGGCGGCGGGACCACCACGCTGTCCACGAACGTCGGCTGCTGGATCTTGTTCCTCCAGTGGGACGTGACAAACAACACGCTCACGAACTGGACCGAGGTTCCGAGTCAGGACGACTACACCACGAACTTCACGGGCACCCTGTACGGTGCCCCGCTCGAAGACAGCATGTCGGTCACGCCCATCCCGGCGTGGCAGGACAACGCCGCTGGGGCCGCGAACGACGGCGAGGTGGACGGGACCACCCGCACGCAGCAGGCGATCGGCTGGCGGGGCGTCGGGGGATCCTACCTGCTGAACCCCGGCACGAACCGGACCATCTACGGCCTCCGCGTCGTCGCCAAGGGCGTCATGCACTCCTACAACACGGGCGGCATCAACTACCTCATCCACGACCCGACCCCCTCGGCGGACGTGGAACTCCAGTACACCGGGGGCAAGTTGAACTACCTCCATCACACCCTGGGCTGAGACATGGCCTACACGCCTCCCAACACCTTCACGCCGGGCACGACGCTGCTGTCCTCTGAGGTGCAGCAGAACCAAGATGACCTGCGGATCTATCTGCACAACGGCATCTCGGCCTCCGACGTGGAGAACGTGCAGTGGATCGACACCCGGCACGTCCAGCCCCCGCTCTACGAGCCCTACAGCGGCGTCCAGCACGGCGTCACGGGCCACCAGGGCGGCCAGGACTACTCGGACGCCGTGCGGATGAACTTCTGCACCCGGTTCCTGACGGGCAACGGCTACCCCGACGCGGCGAACGACTGGCGACGGCTCCCCAACACCACGTTCCAGATCCAGATCCGGCGAGCGGCCACGGTGGCCTACCACTTCTGGTGGGAACTCGAAGCCGGTGCCGACGGCTCGCTGGACTCCCGCCTGCCCGCGCTGGGCAGCCGCTACGTCTACATCGCCCCCTACGTCGGCAACCCGTCGCTCAAGCAACTGGTGGCCGCCCAGGAGGTCCACAACAACCCCAACGGGCTGAACGCCTCCATCCCCTACGGCCCGCTGCGCCCGCACCCCTTCTCGGCCTCGGCCCACCAGACCTCGGGCACCACCATCACCAACGCATCTATCGGCACCACCACGGTCGGATTGGCCTTCTACAGCCAGATTGACCGTGTAGCCGTGCTACGATGGGGCGTCGCCATCGAAGCGTTCTACCTGTAGGAGTCCTCATGCCCATCGACCCTATCACCGGAGCCTTCATCGCGTCGGCCGGTGCCGATACCCTCAGCAGCGTCATCGGCGGCATCGGCACCGCGCGGGCGGGCAACCTCGCCTTCTCCGAGGAGGAGGAGCGGGAGATGAACCGCCTGGAGCGCCTGCGGCGCGCGGGCGAACTCGGCCTGACGGAGAAGCAACGCTCCGAGATGGAGCAGCGTGCCCTCCAGGCTCGCGCCGGGGCGGCTCGACAGACTCAGGCCCGGCAGTTGCAGCAGCAGGCGTCCAGCCGCATGAGCGGCCCTATCTCGGGGCGCGACATCTTCCTCCAAGAGCAGGCTGCGACTGCTGCGGACCTCGGTGCCCGGCAGGCGCAGAACCAGGCTCTCCAGCAGGCCGAGCAGCAGGCTGAGGCCATCCAGTTGGCCCGCCTCCGGGACCTCCAGGGGCAGGCTGAGGCCGAGGACATCGCCCGCGTCGAGGGCATTACCCAGGCCCTCGGCGGCACCGTCGAGGGCGTCGGGGAGGCTGGTGCCACCGCCTTCCAGCAGCAGGCGGAACTCGAACTCGCTGAGGCCCGCCTGGGCAACCAGTCCGACGAGGCCCTGATGAACAGAACGCCGACGTTCTCAGGGAGGAGGACCGGCGGGCTCTGGAGGCGGCTGGCGCTCGGAAGGGTGCCCTGGCGGTGCCTGAGTCCATCCAGACCTCCCTGGACGACCTCAAGCGGGCTCGCCAGCGGCAGGCGGACGGCGAGAACATGGACGCCACGATCAAGCGGATCGAGTCCGAGATCATCCGGGACTTCCGTTCGCAGACCTCCTCGGGCATCACCGAGTCCGCCCTGCAACGCACCCTGGGCGCTGCTGAGGGCCTCCTGTCCGGTCGGGCGCTCCGGGACATGGCTGAGGCCGCCTCGAAGGCTCAGATCGAAGATGCGCCCTCTGGACGGGCGGACACGTCCGACCTCAAAGAGAAAGGCACGGAGATCCGCCGGGCTCTGGCGGACATCCAGAGCCGTGGACCCGAGGGCATCCGGGGTGGCTCCGAGGCCGAGCAGGTGGTCAACCGTCGCCGGGAGACCCTGACCAAGTTCGGTGAGTTCACCCAGGAGCAGTTGCTCCAGGCGTACATCGACGCGCAGGGTGACGACGGACGGGTCACGGCCGAGGAACTGGGCAACATGGGCGTGCCCGAC